GTCATCATATCATTAAATGTATCATTTGCTTTATTATAATCTTGATCTAAAGCATGTTGAATCATATCCTGAAGAGGATTAGTTTTAATTTCATTTTCCATAGTTTCTTCACTCATAATTTATTCTCCTTGTAAAATTAAATTTTATCTATCAAAAGCAACTCTAGTAATAGTAAATGCTCATGACATTCCTTAATTCCTATCCTATCCAATATTGGGTAATACCACCACCTCCGCCGCCTTCACCGCCGGAAGCATTTGAGGCATCACTATCTAAAGCCATAATAAGTTGTTGGCCATAAGAGTTGGCTTTGGCTGATAAAAATATAGAAGTACCAGAATCAGCAATGTCACGCATTAGAAATTCACTACCAATTATAGGCCCAAAGGGCGTTGAGTTTTGACTATCAATCAACGAACCTCGTGAAAGAAGCCCTTTTGCAAAAGGATGATACATAACACCATAGCCACTGTCACCAGCTCCCATATTAGCAGTGATGAGCAGATGCCCTGCTGAGTCTAACGGTGTGCTAGAATCAGCCATTACAGAGCATCCGGTCCTGGTACCGATTTTTCTGGCACGCCATATACATTTGTTGTGCGATTGGTTGTAAATTTAAATGTAGAATTACTTCCACCTTTTTTGTGTGTCCAGGCTGTTCTATAATAATTACTTCCTACTTTAAGTCTATCGCCAGGACCATTACCAAATTCATCTGGCAGTTGATATAAATTAAGCATTGGACCCCAGCGAGTATCTCCAAAGTTTTGGGCACTGGTAGTGCCACCACCAGCATTAGTTAAGGTAGTGGTAGTTCCTGCGTGACCATACGCAGGAGTACCTTGATATTGTACAGGAACTAAAATAGGCCCATTTCCATCAACTGTTGGGGTTCCAGTAATATTACTCAATGGATTTGGCCATACTCTGCCATATGCTGCATATGTATTGGTTCCTCCTATGCTAGCACTGACATACTGATCATGGGTTACGCTTGCTGGAGAATTCCAATAACCACCAATACCATTAACCTTACCATACCTGAGAAGTTGAAATTCGGCTTGATCAGAAGTACCGGGTGCCTCATCTCTTACTCTAACATCATGTAGACTCATTCCAACATTCAACATAACACCAGGATAATAGTTAGAACTTTGACTTTGATGGTAACCATCAATAGAATCAATGTATGGAAAATCACTCCAACACATAAAATGATTGCTGCCAGAACTTATATTACTAGCCGATGGCCCACCAGCAATAAAATGGTGTGTTGCCCAGGCAAAGTGAGTCTCACCCATCCACAGGTCTAAAGTATCAGTATCGGCCCAAGTTCCGTCTCCAACTTCTAGAGATGATCCCGGTTGTCCTACCCACCCAGTGGTGCTAAAATTACTAGCATTTGGCAATGTATTACTGCCGTTACGATCTTGCATACCGATCCACCAACCAGCACCAGAATTCCAGCCAATTCTAAACTTTACATATGATTCGAAGTTGTCGTAGGTACTAGGAGTTCCAGTAATTCTATAATTCATATAGTGTCTTTTATAAAAATCAAAATACGCATAGGATGACGAGCCAGTTGGAGTACCGACCGGATGATATACGCCTGTAGCGGTTGTAGTACTAGTATCGGTGTCAAATAATGCTCCAGTATGCTTAGTCTGTCTGTGAGCCGAATCATTTACTACAATACTGTCTCCGGAATTAAACCATTCATTTGCAGTCCCTTCATTAGTTAATGTACCAAAGGTACTCGCCGAAGTGTGGTTACCGGCCATGCAATTGTATATAATATACATCGCCTCTCTTATTTCTGTACCAGACGTCGTTGTGTTAGAGTTGTTAATTTTAAATCTGAAATATGCCATTTGTTTACTCCGTAATTTCCGACCACACGTCTGCGGAATCGATTAAGTTAGGATTTGACATATAACCTACATGCCAATTACCAGCAATCATGTTCATGCGAGCATCATTCTCTGGATCAGCACATAAGTTTAGAGCATTTATTTCACTATCTACTTTAGATTCTGTGCTATAAATCCAAACTTCAGTAGTAGTTAATGACCCATCAGAGTCATATTGTAAAGGCATGCCTAATAAACTACCAAATTCTTCAATCCTAGCCGCGTCTGTAAGCGCCATTAGTCTTCTCCTGTTAATTGTAATATACTTTTACACTTAAATCACTACCAGGAGTATTTCCTACGGCTGTGATATTAACTGTTAAATAGTCGCCTTCAGCTACTGAAAGGCTTAATCCTGTTTGATTGTTATTAGTACTACTAGCACTAATATTAAATGTATTTATTTGTGTGCCGTTCTTGGCAAGAGCTACTCCTACTGTTCCATTAGATGCAGTAGCAAGTTTACCATTAATTCTAGTAATTGTCAAAGCTCTCGGTGCATACCATCTTGCAGTGCCAGTAGTAACAGCTAAGTCACCAGTTTGATTGAACTGTACATGATCGGAAGGAACGTTAGTATGATTATTATGATTTAAATGATAAGCACTGTTTTGACCCTGCAACTCGTCAGCATCAACCTTACCAGAAGCTGATAGCTTACCACCGGCTAACATTTTACCTAGGTTTTTTGCTAAGTTTCTATTTCTTGTGGTAGGCATTATTGTTCTCCACTTGCGACAGGTTTTAATTCAAATTTTTGAGAAGCCTGTGGTTCATTTTGTGGTTGTTCTTCTTCAGGTTGTTCTTCTTGTTCACCATCAATTTCCTTTTGAATGTTTTCAATATCTTCATCTGAAAAGTGAAGAACGTTTTTCTGAATCCATTCCTTTGAGAAATATTCTCCAACATAATTAGAGATTTGATCAAGAGTCTGAATTCTTTCTCTTAACATTTCTGCATCACGAAGTTCTGTAAAGTGATTATCTCTTGTGTAGTCAAGGATAATATCATTTTTCATTGTATTCCAATCTTGATCAGTAATAATACCTTTCAAGATAAGTTGTTTTCTTAAAATATCATAGAATAGATGTGCAAATCTTGTGCGAAGTCTGTCGATAAATTTTTGAAACTTTAATTCATCACGAGATACTTCGGTAGATCTACCAAGACTAAATTGTGCTTCTTGTTCTAATCTATTGATCGGAACATTTAATGAACGATAAAGTCTTTTCTGAAAATAAATGATATCATCAATTTGACCTAGATTTTCACCACCAGGAAGTGTAGATATTTCTGTTCCTCTACCACCTTCACGCCTTGGTAACCAAAAGTCTTCAAGCATTGACATATGCTTACGATCATCTTTTAATTCACCTGTTTGGGCATCATATACAAGTTTGTTACGATACCGAGCCATGATATCTTTCATATATTGTTCGGATTTACCTCTTGGCATATTACCTACATCAATATAAAAGATACGACGTTCTGGTGCACGTGCTAAACGATAGATGACTAGTGAGTCCTCCATCATTCTTAATTGGTTGATAGGTTTTAATGCTTTATGAAGGTATGAAATAACTTTTTTACGGCCTTCATCCAAAAGACCAGACGTAGAATATGAAATAGAATCTAAAGTAAGTTTAACACCTGAGTTTGCTTGCCCGGGCTTTTCTTGATAAATATAATATTCATCTACATTTTCAATAAGATTCACACCTGTTTGAGGATCTTTTTTCTTTTTAACTTGTTTTACTTTTCTCATTTTAGCGGAATCAATAGGACGAATTTCTTGGATTCCTGCTTTTAAATTTGATTCATTAACTACAAGATGATGATATAATCTACCATCAACATACCATCTTCTAAAAATATCATGACCTAATTCATTGAAATTTAACATGGCATAAATATTATCAAATTCTTCTTTAATTGTTTTCTTAATTCTATCAGGTTGTTCCAAGTTATCTAAATTAATATCAATTGATTGATCTAACTCACCGCCAGCAATTGATTCGTTAACAATATCTTCAATCGCCATATCAACTTCTGGATGCATTGAAACACCGCGGTATTTCATAATTAAATTGTAATTATCTTTAGAATCATCACCATCCAAATTAATATATTGGCCATAGTGTGTTCCGGCAGCTGTTACATAACCAGCACCGTCATCGTCACGTGCAGGAACAATCGAAGGTTTTTTCTTCGGATCCTCAGTTTCTGATCTTTTAATTTCAAAACCA